CGGTGACCCCGAAGATGGCTACCGCTGGGAGACCCTCGGCGACCTGGTCATCCGCCGCCTGCTGCCGGGTGGCTGCAAACGATTGTATGACGTCTCGCCGGTGACCTACCCGGCTTATCCCCAGACAGACGTGAGCGCCTCTGTGCGCTCGTCCTTAGAGAAATTCCGGGAAACACTCCAGCATGCCGGGCAGCCGCCCGCCGCGCCGGATGCTCCGGAGCAACAGCCGCAGGCGCGGCTCGACCTGCTCCAGCGCCGCCTGGATCTTGCCAGTAAGTAAACCATTTCAAACCAACAAGGAGAATAACCTATGAACGCACGTGAACTCAGCAACAAGCGCGCCGGCCTGAAAGTCGAAGCCCAGACCATTCTGGACCTCGCCGAAACAGAAAAGCGCGAACTGACCGCCGACGAACGCACCCAGTTCGACGGCCTGACCGAGCAGATCGACACCCTGGCTGCGGATATCAAGCGCGCCGAGAAGGCCGCTAGCCTGCAGTCAGAACCGGCTGCCCGCTCCGTCAACCCGATGGCTCCCGAGATCGGCATGACCGACGGGGAAGTCCAGAAGTATTCCCTCATCCGTGCCATCAACGCGGCTGCAGAGAACAACTGGAGCCATGCCGGGCTCGAGCACGAAGCCAGCATGGCAGTGGCCAAGAAATTCGGCCGCAGCCCCCGCAGCTTCTTCATCCCCAACGACGTCATGATCGGTACCCGTGCCCAGCGTGAGCAGCGCGCCGACCTGGTCGTAGGCACACCCACTGCAGCCGGTTACCTGGTTGCCACCCAGACCCTGCCGCTGATCGAGATGCTGCGCAACCGTATGGCCCTTTCCGCCGCCGGCATCCGCATCTTGAGCGGCCTGGTCGGCGACGTGGCCATCCCGGTTCACACCGCTGCCGGCACCGGCTACTGGGTGGCTGAAAGTGGCTCCCCATCCGCCGAATCAGTGCAGACCCTGGGCCAGGTGGCCCTCACTCCGCACGCCTTCGGTGCCTGGACCGACATCTCCCGCAAGCTGCTCAAGCAGTCCAGCATCGACGTTGAGAACTTCGTTCGTGACGACTTGGCGCGCGTGATCGCACTGGGCGTGGATTATGCCGGATTGCACGGCAACCACGGCACCGACGCCAACCAGCCTGACGGCATCGCAGCCACCACCGGCATCGGTTCGGTCCTGGGCGGCACCAACGGCGCTGCGCCGGACTGGGCCGACATCATCGATCTGGAGACCGAAGTCTCGGTCGACAATGCTGACATCGGCAGCCTGGCCTACATGACCAATGCCAAGGTGCGCGGCAAACTCAAGAAAACCCCCGTCGTCGCCACCTACAGCGCCGACATGGTCTGGGACCGGCGTGCCCCGACCACCCCACTCAACGGCTACGAGGCGATCGTCACCAACCAGGTCAGCGCCATCCTGGACAAAGGTACCTCAACCGGCGTCTGCTCGGCCATCTTCTTTGGCAACTGGGACGACCTGGTCCTGGGCATCTGGGGAGACGGCGTTGACATCCTGGTGGATCCATTCACGCTGAGCACGCAGATGGCTCTGCGGATCATCGCCTTCCAGGACGTGGACTTCGGCGTCCGCCATGCCGGCTCGTTTGCGGCCATGCTCGACGCTCTGACCACCTAAGCCTAAGCCAGACCTATCCAAAATCACGGGGCAGCCCGGATCGGGCTGCCCCATAGGAGAACGAACATGAAAGTCAAAATCACCCGCAACACAGTGGCTCAGGGCAAAGCGGTCTTCATCGGCGATGAAGTCGAGCTTCAGAAGGATGAAGCCAGGCTGCTGATCGCCCTTGGCAAAGCCGAGGGCGTGGCCGGAGAGCCCCCTGTTCCCGAAACCGCTGTGCTGCCTACCGCCGAGAAAGCCGTGGCCATCACCCCGGCCGGTAAAGGCAAAGCAACCCCCAAAAAAACCGGGGGCAAGAAGGGCAAGGTGAAGAAATGAACCTTCACTCGTTGTTCACAGACGTCAAGATCAGCCTCGAGATCATCGAGATCGCCGCTGACAACACCACTTACAACGGCACCGGCGTGGACATGGCCAGGTACAAGCATGTCGCATTCATCGGTGCGGTGCGGCACGGCGAGATCAAGGTCAACAGCATGAAAGTCCAGCAAGACAGCGCTGCCAACTTCGCCTCCGCTGCCGATCTTGCGGGAACGTCCGTCGATCTCAGCACCACGGCGTCCCTGGTCGAGGTCAAGAACGTGCAGAAGCGCTATGTACGTCCAGCGCTGATCGTTGCCGATTGGACCACCCCCACGGCAGCCTGCGTGATCGGCATCCGCTGGGGTAACAAACAACTCCCGGAGACCAACACCGGTAGCGAATTGCACAATGCCCCGGCCCAGGGTACTGCATAAGTCGGATAACAGGCATACTGCCTGCAACTCCAGGTGGGTGGTCCGCCACTGGTAAGGATGGCCTAAGGAAAAGACCGACCGCCGTCACCACCCACCATAAATAGCAAGGAGAGCAGATATGGCAAACGCATTGTTTCCTCTCGGACGTGAAGGCATCCTGGACGACACCATCGCCATGAATGCCGGCGACATACGTGTGATGCTGGTCAAGAGCACCTACACCTATGATGCTGCGGATAAGTTCCTGTCGGACCTCGGTTCGGTGGACAATGGCAGGTCTGGTGCCCTGGGCAGCAAGACGTTCGCTTTAGGCGTCTTTGATGCTGCAGATACTACCCTCACCGCAATAGCAGCCGTCGCTTCTAACGCGTTGATCGTCTTCCTGCACACCGGAGCCGATGGCACCGCACGTCTAATCGCCTATATCGATACCCCGGCGTCCGGACTGCCATTCACGCCTGCCGCAAGCCAGGTGGTGCCGATCACGTTTGACGAAGGCGCCAATAAGATCTTCAAGTTGTAAGGAGCGGCCATGACTATTCAAACGATCGACGACATTGCCGCTGGTTTGGCGGTTGGGCAGTTCCGCTGGGTAATGAAGAATATCACCGTGCCCAAAGCCATTGGCTCATACCAGAGTTCCTGGCTGGGGGTCGGTTTTCCAGGTGCGGGGGCAACCCCTCCTGCCTACACCGTGGGATCTGGATATACCTGTGATGATGCCACGGCGGGAGCTATCCCCTACACCAATGCGGCTGTGAAGAACTTTTTGGCCAAATGGTTCGCTTCCTCGACTATCGCCGGAACGCTCATTCTTGTAGACCGGTTGTGGTCTTGTTCGGGGATGGGATACGCCAACCAAACCTGGACAGTAACCACTCCGGGTAGCCTTCCTGCACGTATTACGGATTATGGGGTAGGATGCCAAATTTGGGTCGAGCAGTTTGTCGCTGCTGGTGCAGCCTCTGGAACCCTGACGATCAACTATAAAAACCCAGCAGACGGCGCAGAGGCGGGAGTTATTCCCGCGGTAGTTTCTGCTCCAGTCATTGGGCAGATGCAGCCCGTCCCGCTTGCAACCGGGGCAACAGGGGTGCGCTCCATTGTGAGCGCGGTCAACTCCGCAACATGGACTTCCGGTTCGTGGGGATTGACCATCGTCAAACCGATTGCTGCCATTTCAATTCCCCTGGCTGGTATTGGAAACACCCTGGATTGGGCGACACTTGGCCTTCCAGATATTCCGAACGATGCTTGTCTGCAATTCATCTGGCAGGGCGGAGCCGCGACGGCCAACCAGGTTATGAGCAGAATGGAGATCATAGATAAATGAGTCACGGTCTGCGCATTGTTAATAACGGGTCCCGCTATCAAGCCAACCTTCTGGATGGGATCGATCCTATTGTTCAGGCAGTTCTTGAAGATTGGTATTTCGGAACTAGTCCTAATGGTATTTCAGGGGTCGGCGGCATAACTTCTGTAGAAGCGCTGGGCAGTCCATCTTTATCTGCAAATTTAGTTGGCGCCGGCGGCATTGCCAGTGCAGAAGCGTTTGGAGCCGTGACAGTAGGCGGGATCGTCGGCGCCGGCGGGATAGCCAGTGGAGAAGCGATCGGCAATCCGGCAGTCAAAGCCGGCGTGGCCAATGCCGGTGGCATAGTTACTGCAGAAGCGCTGGGCAGTCCTGCAATCAAAGCCGGAATCAGCGCAGCAGGGATCGTCTCTGGCGAAGCCCTGGGTGCGCCTGCGATCAAAGCCACGGTCAGTACAGTAGGCGGGATCGTTTCAACAGAAACACTCGGCGCCCCCGCAGTCCAGGGCAGCGTTTCATCGGCAGGCGGGATCGTCAGCCTGGAAGCCCTCGGGACCCCGGCTGTCAGTGCGAACATGTTAGGGATCGGTGGAGTAGCCAGCGAAGAGGCCATAGGCCAGTTATCAGTCTACGTCACCATTTCCGGCATCGGCGGTATTGAAAGCGAAGAAGCATTCGGTCTCCCGGTTATCTCCGGGATCTCCGGACTCTCCCCGGCTTTATTGGCAGTCATCATGGAGGAGGACTAAATGGGTCTAGCGACCATCATCAAGAAAGGGACCGTTGGCTGCATGCTGGAGATCGCCATCCGTTCCTCCACGACCGGGCAGCTGCTGACCGGACTGACCGCAGCGGACATGACCATCGAGTACCAGCGCCAGGGCGCCGCAGCGCACGTGTCGGTCACGCCGGTGGTGGGCACCCTGGGCACCTGGGCGAGCGGCTCCTGGGCGGAGAGCGTTCCCGGTGTCTACCAGTTTGGCGTGCCCAATGCTGCGCTTGCAGCCGGAGCGGATTTTGTAGTCATCGTTTTCACCAGTGCAGGATCTCTGGATGCGGACACTATGATCTACCTGACCGCTTCCGATCTGCAAGATGCGGTCGATCTTGGGTTGACCAACTTGACTGCGTCGGTCTTTTCTCTTCCTGTCACTTACCCGCCTTCATCTCCGGCAGGCACGGTGTATGCGCAGTTCTTTTGCACCGTTAATGACCTGCTCAATGATCCTGCACCGCCCGCCGGCGATGTGGAGATCCTTTTCAAGGAAATCCAGGCAGCCAGCCGGACTATCCAGGAGGAGATCGGGGAGTTCATCCCTGTCAGTGAGATACGGAAATTCTCAGCCAACCTAACCATGAACGGCATCTCACGGTTGTTTATCCCGCCCATGCTGGGGCTTCTTGGCTCGATCGTCAATGATGACATCACCCTGGTGGCCGCAGATTACATCCTGCAGCCGGGCGAACGTCATTGGCGCAACGGGCCTTATTCCTGGCTGGAAGTTGACCCGGACGCTTCGAACCTGTCGGCATGGTCAGATGAACAGGATGGCATCGTGATTCCGGCGCGCTGGGGCCTGTACGAAGAGAGTGAGGTCACCGGCTCCATCCTGGGCGCGGCGCAATCAGATGTTGAAACCAACCTGCAGGTCAGCGATGGGTCGAAGATCTCGCCCGGCGCGGTACTGCTGATCAGCAGCGAACAGGAACTGGTCACCGGCTATGAGGCTCCACTTGCCGCCATTACCACTCTCAATGGTGGCATCGACGCCACCCAGGAGACCATCGTTCTTACCAACGGGGCGCTGGTCACCGTGGGCGAGATCATCCGCATCGGCGTGGAGCAGATGCGCATCCTGGACATCGCCACGCACACATGCTACGTCCAGCGCCACTGGAACAAGACCCTCGGCGCAGTCCATTCTACCGGTGCCAGCGTGGACGTGTACCGCATGTTCACGGTCGTGCGGGGCGTCAATGGCATCGTCGCCGCCGCTCATGATATCTCCACTGCTATCAGTCGCTACCTGGTGCCGGGAGATGTGCTGTTCCTGTGCAAAGAGATCGCCACCCTGATGGTCAACAAAGCCAGCAGCAATTATGCCGGGCGGACCGGCAACCAGGAACTCGGGACGGTCTTCTACAACGACGCCTTCCCGCGCTACGACCTGGAACGCATCCGGGACCATTATTCGATCAAGAC